CACGTTTTCAGACGTGGTTACCACACCTTAGGTAGACATCTCTGCCTACCCTAGAGGGTTTTGTTTCTTCCGTAAGAAGAAGAGACTTGATCCTATCTGGGGGAATCCCCTTTCTGGTATCAAGGTTGCCTTATGGTATGGGCCCGCTCTTTCGAGGGTTTGTCCATCCTTTTATCGGCTAGGGGGAAGTAGTCTTTGTGTTACCGAACACCAGGTGTGCTCATGCTCTGCATGAGCGTACGTGGCTGCAAGGGTCTATGTTGATAGACTCAGGCTCAGGTACAAGGACGACTTATCAGTGAGTTTCTAACCAACCTGCCTCGTAAGAGGAAACAGGAGGTAGACTCTGTTTTATATTTCCTAGGTTGAACTGGTAGGAAGCGGCAATGTTGCCTCTGCTACCACCTCTCCCGTTCTAGTAGAGGCTGAGAGCCTCGCAGTAGAGAAGATACTCCTCTGCGCTAGGGCGGTGATGTGCTAGTATACATCATCCGTGGCCTATCTATGCCGAACACTAAAAGATCTCTATAATGAAAAAAGAAACTGTATTCTTTAGTCTTTACAAGTCTTTCAGAGAAAATATTAGAACCGAGCCTATGGTTTCGCTGGGTAACATGTTTATGTTGCCAGTCTTATTGAAGAGAATTGGGTGAAGAGTAATCTTCGCTTGCTTCCCTAAAATAAGGAAACTCAGAGGTAGGGTGCTACAACTTCTAAACTTTGGCCAACATTTGCTCCGGATGAGAAATCATCATGGAAGTAAGTTTGTGGTCAAATATTTAAAGTCTTCGCAATTGGCCATTAGTAAAGCGATAGCAGGTAATCCGTTCAAGTCTTTACAGGAACTTGAGCCGGATTTACCGTTACCAGGACTAACTCCTTCTGGCCTTCCGCGGGTTATACCGTTGGGGGACAGAAGGGCCATTTTATCTGGATCACCGTCTGTAATAAGGTGATGATTAACTCTATTTGGACTTTATCGTATCGTCCAAATACCAGGTGAGATGAAGGTTAGTACTATAACGGAACCTTATAGTGGGTCGAAAACATTCCTAAGAGAAGCTTCTTACGATCTTGAACACTTATGTTCTAGATTTCAGAAGGTGCTCCGTTGAAATGTATCCGTCCACGGTAAGGGACTGCTATTCCTAGAAAGTGCGTCTCCAAGTTTCGTCGTTTCGTGGATCGGGATAGTTCACGATGCCGTATTCCTACGGCATTATAAACTATCAAGTCCTCTAGTGACTCTGATGGATGCCTTTTTCGGAAAGGAATCTGGATTGAAGGATGTACTGGAAAATATCTGGTATATTGCTGATTTCCCTATTCCCGAAAGAAGAGGTGTCTTTTCAGGGCTTCCCCTTAAAGAATCATCAAGACCACCACTTGGTGATGACAGAGAGGAGGATTTGTCTGTTGTCTGAGGTAGACTTGGACAATTGCAAACTAAACTAGAGGCTGCCGGGAAAGTAAGGGTTTTTGCGATGGTTGATATATGGACTCAGTCTGTATTGAAGCCGTTGCATGATATGATCTCTGAAATCCTTAAGTCATTACCGAATGACGGTACATTTGATCAAAGAGCGGCTGTAAACCGCTGTTTTTCAAAGGTCAAATTGTACGGTCATTCTTTTGGTTATGATTTAAGTGCAGCAACCGATCGTCTACCAATTGATCTACAAGTTTCGATACTGACACCTCTTTTAGGGGCGCCGGTGGCTGAAGCTTGGAAATCATTGTTAGTAGATCGAGTTTACATGCTTGAAACGGGTAGCGTTGTAAAAGGTACTAATACGGAGGAAGAATTGAAGTATGCTGTTGGGCAACCAATGGGTGCTTTGAGCTCTTTCAATATGTTGGCACTTACTCATCACCTGATTGTTCAGTGATGTGCTATTAAGGCTCGTGTTGCAAAACATGGGGTTTGATGGGACGGATATGAACTTTTAGGGGATGACATCGTTATTTTTCATAAGTTAGTCGCCGAACAATATTTGATATTTATGTCGAATATTGGGATGGAGGTTAATGTAAAGAAATCTGTTGTTGCGGTTAATGAAACTTTCGAATTCGCGAAGGTAACAGGACATCGTGGAATGGACGTTTCGGCCCTTTCCTGACGTATGTTTATCTCTGAGAATTCTTTCCTTGGAAGAGTTAATATAGCACATCAATTATTGGTGCGTGGTATTGGTTCTGCCTCGGGGGAATGATTAGTGAATATACTACGGCATAGACGTTGAGATTGTGGGCAGTTAAACCTGTCTATAGTCGCTTTATGATCTATGTTTGGTGCGAAAACACAACTTGGGTTGGAACCTTACTTCTTGGCTCTAATTAGTGAGTCAAGGGCTAGGGTAAAACCGTTAGTCATGGTATCTACTGATTTGAGATCTAAAGCCATTAGGTTTTGGATTGATAGGTACTTGGCTAAAAAGGACATACAAATGGGGGTATCATCGACTCTACGTCAGATATGGAGGGAGCTTTGACCTTACTTAAAGGCCAAATCTCTCTTTCATATCAAACGTACTTGAATTAGATTTTTTTCAAGTGCGGACGCCAACGATGCCATTTGTTCCAAAATTGCAGACAATATTTGTAAAATCATCTGTTCCGGTTGGTCTGAAACTCCTCTCGGGGCCCCAAAAGGGCTTTGTGAGTTGCAACAGGCAATGGATCAATTGTGATGGGATATATATGATCATGTTAAAGTTCATATGGACCCCGTCCGTAAAAGATTGGATCATGTAGGTCAAGAAGTGATAGAGGATCTCTCTCTGGATGACTTAGCGAAAGCTGAGTTATCTTGTGAGGGACTTTCAAGTATTGTTGACCTTCCGGCCAGAGCAGTACGTAAAGTGGAGAAGGGGAGTGAGCCTCCTGTTAAGGAGTTCAAGGCGGTTGATGGTCTTAAGTGATTATCGGCTGCTAGAAGACTTCGTAATAAGAGGGTCGCAATGAATTGAGTGGCTAGAGGATGGGAAACATGGATGCATTAAGGATTTAACAAATCTAAGGTGTATTACATGCCTATGAGACTACCACAAGGTTTTACCTGTAGTACTTCTACTTTCTGAGACCAAGCCAAAGGTTTTGGCCTCTGAAAGAGGGTTCGTA